TCAGTGGGAATCAGTGCCCGAAGAGGTTCGGAAGCATTTCACGTTCCCGCAAGATGTTACGACCGTCAGTCAGTAAGACTTCTGTTGACAGGGATCGCTGTAAACCATAGCCTTACAGTGAGCTTAGGTAAATTACCCAGTCTTCCTGTAAGGAGCGAGTCGATGAAGGACGAAGCCGGAAAGGCCGTTGAGAGAAAGATTATGGGCGTCGAAGGCGAGCAGGGCGACGCCAAGTCGGCCGGCAGTGATCCACCGAAGAACTTCGGCCACAGCAGCGCATCGTCGGCGGGGGTCAGTGGTTCGATTCCAGTCGGTGACGGCGGAGGCGGAGGCAAGAAGGGTTACTAACTTCGGGAGGCAATAGAGGGCCAGCGCTTTCGGCGCGGGCTCAACAACGGCATAAGCGGAGTAGCTACCGCCTAGATGCCTCAAACATCGCTGCCTTTTGAGGGGGCCGCGCGAAAAAAAGCGTTGGCCCTCTTTTTTCGTTTCTTGGCCGCCCGTTTTTCATAAAGGCTTAGATCATGGACGAGGCACACCGCCGAGTTCGCGCAGCTGCTAAAGACGCACGTTCGAACGATGATCTCGTAGGTGACTGGTGGGAGTCTGACAGCGACCCCACTCATCCGATCGACGAAGACACGCTCGACGAGCGGGCGTCCACGCAGCTTGGCGAGATGTACGAAGATCGCCGCCGCGACGCAAACTGAGAGAGTTAAATGGTCGCCCAGTCTTATCCTATCCTGGGTGGCGGAGTCCAGGCCGCAGTTGGCATGGGCCTTCCGTTGCCGGAACGGCCCAGCGATCCAGTTGCCAAAAACGAAGGACCTCTTTCGGCTGAATTCATCAAGCGACTTCACGACCAGGTCGCCATGGCCGAGAAAGAGTTGGAGACGTTCCGTGAGCAGAACAAGTCTCGCGAGGAACTCTACGCCGGTCATGGCCACGGGACCAACGAAGAAGAGGTAGATACTCCGCTCAATGTCTACAGCCTCGCGGTGAGGATTTACCAGCGTCGACTCATCAGCGGGGAGCCCAAGGCCAATGTGAGGTCTCGTACTCCCAGGGCGAACCCAGAAGCGTACGAGCTATCTTTGGCATGCGAACAGTTGTACCGCGAGATCGGCCTGAAGGAAACGCTCAAGGAGGTTGTCCACCAGGGTCTTCAGAGCATCGGCATTGTCAAGGTTGGGGTTGTCAGCCGCGACATGCACGAGTCCCAGGGATTTCTTCACGATGGCGACCAGCCGTTCTGCGATCCGATTCTGCTGGAAAACTTCGCTTACGACACGAATGCGAAGCGATGGGAAGAGATTGACTGGGCCGGTGACAAGTACCGCATAGCGGTCAGCGACCTGATTGGAAACCCGGCGTATGACCAGGACGTAGTTCGCTCTCTGGACAAGGGTGAGCAACGCCAAGACGAAGACTTGCGGCAGAATGCGGGCGAAGAAAGTGTCCAGCGGATGGGCGTTCATCAGTCCGTACTGCGCGACGAGTTGCGGCGATACGTCACCGTGTGGGACATCTGGCTTCCCAGGGAAGGCTTCATTCTCACGATCCCTGCCGACGGTCAGAGCCAACCGCTGCGAGTTGAATCGTGGCATGGTCCTGAGAACGGGCCGTATCATCTTCTGCGGCCTGATCCGATTCCAGGCAACATCATGCCAGTGTCCACTGGAGGGCACCTTGAGAGCATGGCGAAGCTGTTGAATCGAGCGATTCGCAAACTCGGCAATCAACTGGACCGGCAGAAGACGAATCCGACGATTACGCCAGCTGCTGCTAACGCTGGCGACGACAGGACGATTCAAAACGCCGTGGATGGCGATGTTCTGCAGCTGATGGACCCCAAGAACACTGGGGAAATCCGCTCTGGCGGTGTAGACCAGCAATCGTACGCATTCACACAGGGCCTGCTCGACATGTATCAATGGCTGGGCGGCAATCTGAATTCGCTTGGCGGCCTGGCCAGCGACGCAGGCACCGCTACCCAGCAGGAGATAGAGCTGTCTGGAGCGAATGGGTTGGTCGACGAATTGCAAGATCGGTTCATGACGTTTCTGAAAGGCGTGATGACTGACTTGGCATGGTACGAATACACCGATCCGACACGCATTCGGAAGCTGACCAAGCGAGTCAAGGGAACTGATATTGAACTTCCGGATCGTCCTTGGGGGCCGGAACGCAGGACGAGGTCATTCTTTCTGTTCGAGTTCGAGGTTGATCCATTCAGCGTCCGTCACCGCTCGCCTGAGCAGCGACTGCAGATGATTATGGATCTGCTGCCTCGCATGGCGCAGATCGCCCAGGCAGCGATGGTCTATTCCCAGGTAGGCATTGAACTGGACGTGGAAGACTTGTGGCGGATGATTACTCGGTACACGGGTTTGACGGAATTGTCGGAGATTCTTCGGGCATCCGGCCAGCCGATCACAGCCCAACCGGGGAAGATGGATCGGATGCCGAGCATGAACGTGGGCGGCATGCCGCGCGAGTACATTCGCCGGAATGTGTCCAGTGGAGGCGGCAGGACCGGGATGGCGCCAGGGCAGCAAGCATTGCAAATGATGCTGTCTGCGGGAAATAATGGAAACGGGGGAGCACCATGACACAGAAGCAGCGTCTTGATGCCGTGAATGCAGCTCTGCGTGAAGTGGAGTATGATCGTGATGAATGGTATGTACTCGCCTACCCCTGCCCAGGGAATCCACTTGCAGTGCGTGTTGACGTTCATGTGAAGTATCTTGATGAAAAGCATGAATTTATGAGCATATCAGATGGCATCGCTCCGGACGATTACGAATCGCGCAACAAGTTGATTTACGGTCTTCAGGTGTTGGTTGACTCAATGATAGCAGAGTTGGATGGAATTCCGTGGACACTGGAATTCCGTGGATAGTAACGTGGAGCGGCCTAAATGACCACGATTGCAGACGAGATGACTCCCAAACGTGCGCTATATGCCGCTGAAATTGCTGTTGACGCGATAGTGTACGACCGCGATCGGTGGCGATTACATTGGTCGCTGTCCAGGCACCCGCTTTGTGCGATTACTCTTACTGTCACAACGAAAAAGCCACACGAACCAACGGGCTTGTATAGTACAGGCAACGGAGAGCTTCCATGGGTGGCGTTCGAGTCGGCCGAGTCTCTGCTGTCAGAGATGCAATCGCTAGTCGAAGAAGTGATAGCGGAGATCGAAGCACTTCCGCCGCCGACAATGGAATTGGCAGAAAGGCTGAGATCATGAGCGCAATCACCGAAGAGATGCGAGCCCAGATGCAGGCGATTAACGGCAAGCTAAGCCACACGCGGCTGAAGAAGACGGGCGCGAGGTACTTCCGGTACGACAGCGTCGCGGGCGAGACAGTGGAAGTTAACCGCCCCAGCACGATCGTCGGGCATTCGATGTTTCCGTACAAGTCGAACGCCATGGCAGTTCACCCGAGTGAAGTGGTGGCAGTGCAGGAGCAGTTGCGCAGGCAGGGCTTACTGACGGAATTCGATGCTGAAGGACGCCCGATCATCAGCAGCGTGAAACAACACGACGCCCTGGCCAAGGCTTTGGGAATGAAGACCGGGCGTGATGGCTATGGCCACATGGACGAGAACGGCAAGTTCCAAAACAGCGGTCGCCGGCGGACGGACGAGATGAATGCAGGCCGCGCGCGGGTGCGGCGCGTGATTAAAGAACTGGAACAGATGCCGGACGATGTTCCAGCTGGTGCTGTCAACTCCGTCATGAACGAGTATGATATTCGGCCAACCGAGGAGAACACAGGATAATTTGACATTAGGAAGGGCTGTGCCGTGGGGCACAGCCTGAACGGAAACAGGCAACTTTCGGATTCGCGCCCGAGAGTGTCGAATTCCCGTTCTTAGCGACAGCCTCTAACGGGATGGTTGTGCCACCGGCATGGCCCTTCCGTTTTTTATTGAGGCTACGATGTCGCAAGAAGAACACCCCACGTCCCTTCAGACTGGCACTACCCCGAATCCATTCCCGTCGAACACGCAGGATTTCAGCGAGAGCGATGACGAGATTCTGGATAACTTCGCCGAGGGGCCCGATGACGGCGTTCCGATGGGCATTGGCGGAGAGAAGGGGAAGCAGTCAGAACCGGCCAGTTCCACGCTGGAAGCCGACATCGCAGACGGAACCAAACCAACACAACCCGGCGAGGAAAGTCCGCCGGAGGATACCGCAGGCGAGCCCGAACCGGATCAGGAGCCCGCAGGCGAGACAGGCAGGGAGCAGCCTCCCGAGCCGAGTGATTCGACTGAACCGGAACTTCCGCCGCTGCTTTTGCAGATGGCGGGATACTCTAATGCCGACGCGGCGAAAGCGGACGGACTCGGTACCCCCGAGGCGCTATACGCTTTCATTCGTGGTCGCGGGCAACGGCTGGCTTCCAAGCCGGCAGAAGGGCAGGCAAGCGTTCAGCCGTACAGGCGACCGCAGGCCAGTCCTCCGGCCAGTCCACCCAAACCAGAGACTGACGCTGAAACGAGCGAATTCAAGCCGTTCGAGTTGACTGAACAAGACGTCGAAGTTCTCGACGAGCAACTTCAGGACACGATTCGGCGCATGAATGAGCACAATCAGCGTCAGTTCGACGCGCTTCGAACCTCCCTTTCTGACCGCGAGAAGCAATCCGCGGAACAGCAGTTGGAGGCGGAAGTGCGCCAGTTCGACAAGGCTGTCCAAGCCTTGGGTGGTGAGTGGCAGGATGTGTTTGGAGAAGGCGACTTCGAAGAACTTGCCAGCAGGGGGCAAACCGATCCAACTGCCAGGTTGGCCCTTGAGTACCGCAACGAACTGTTGGCGGCAGTCCAAGCAGTCCGCGACGTCAATTCCCAGCGTGGCTTTGAGCCGATGGATCTCCAACGCGAGATCGGATTCGGCTTGATGCACCGCTTTCCCGACAAGTTTCAAAAACTACTTTCCGGCAACTCGTCAAGCTCCAACGGAAGCCCGGCACGGCGCACCCATCTGAATCGACCGACTCAGAGGCGAGCACCGGAAGCCAAGCAGGACCAGCTTCTTGCCACATTGAACAAGAAGTATCCGAAAGCTGGCTTCACCGCGAAGGACGACGAAGAGTTAGACGGAGAAATCTGATACAGGAGTAACTTCGAATGCCGACTCTTCAAGCAAGCGACATTCCCGACATCGTCGTAACGACGCGCGTTGAGGAGGGAAGGTTGCGGTTTCAGCAGATCGCGCAGAACCTTCCTTTTTACGAAGTCTTCTCCCGCTGGTTCAAGCGGGACAAGGTGATGTTTTCGAGCGGTTACAAGATTCAGAAGACGCTGATGCACAAGCTGAATCGGGCAGCCGCCAAGCACGTCGGATTTCTGCAGCCGGATGCGGTGAACATCATCGACGTGCTGACGACCATGAGCGTCGAGTGGGTTCACGCGCAAACGGACTGGGGCATCGTCTACCAGACCGATGTTCTGATGAACAGCGGGAAGGAACTCATCCTCAATATCATCAAGCCTCGGCGGATCGCGTCGCTATTAGGTTTGGTGGAAGAGATTGAGGAATTGGGTTTCGGGTCCGCGCCCGCTGCGGCCGACACGGTCAATCCGTGGGCACTCAAGTATTGGATCGTCTACAACGCGACGGATGGCTTCACGGGCGGTGCCCCGACTGGTCATACCACGAAGGGCGGCATCAACCCGACGAACGTCCCGAACTTCAAGAACTACTCGATCACTTATACCGAAGTGAGCGACAACGATCTTGTGAAGAAGCTGAGGACGATGCTCCGCAAGTGCCGGTTCGTCAGCCCGATCAGCCACCCGGACTACCGTGGCCAGATTCGTGACCGGTACCGTCTCTATTGCAACGAGGAAACGATTTCCGGGTTTGAAGACGTGGTTCGCAGCCACAACTCGAATCTTGGGAAGGACCTCGCAATGTTCGATGGGGCCGCATACATCGCGGGGCACCCCATCATCTACATCCCGCAGTTGGACGACGATTCGACGACTGACCCGGTCTATGCCGTCGATCACTCGACGTTCTACCCGGTCTGTCTGAAGGGCGATTACCTTCGGGAAAGTGGCCCGACTCAGGGCGAGTCCCACAACACGTGGAACTGCTTCACGGACCTGACTTACAACATCCTCGACGTCGATCCGCGCCGCAGCGGCGTAGCGGCCAAGTCCGATCCGGCGTAACTCGTTTCGGTAAAGACACATTCACCAATCAGGAGTTGATACTCATGGGTTACTTACGACTTGAAGCGGAGGGCACGGGTGAACTTCGCCGTTGGACTCCCGAGCTGTTTGGCGACTTGTACGCCATGCACCTTCACGATCCGACGAGCGTATTGTTTTACTTCGACGACTTTCGGGGTTACAACGCGCTGACGTCAAGCGGCGCGTTCGGAAGGGGGCCGTATTACGGCTTCATTGAGAACTCGGCCACGATCGGCAATCTCACCACCGAAGTCAACGGAGTGGTGCAGATCGTCACGGGAGCGACGGCCGACAATTCCGCAGGGTTCGGTTTGGCACACCAGGCCGGCCAGATGAAGATCGGCGTTGGCTCCCCAGGGTCCGTGACAGCGGTCGGTGGTCGCGTGGCCTTCGAGGCGCGCGTGCGATTCCCCGATGTCACCGATGGTGACGGTTCTGTCTTCATTGGACTCACGGAAGAGGCCAGGCAGGTCGATGATGGCGTGTTCTCGGATGCGCACGCTGTGGCAGGCATCGACTTGCTTGGATTCTGGGTCGTGGACTCTGACAACGACGAGATCAACTTCGGCTACAACGTGGCCTCTGGAACTGCGCAGAGCGTAGGAACGACGGCGATTGCCGACGCGACTACCTGGTACAAGCTCGGTTTCATCTACGACTTCAGCGATGCGACAAGTCAGCGCATTCAGTGGTTCAAAGATGGCGCCAAGCAGGGAACGTATGTGACTAAGGCCAACATTGAAGCCTCCACATTCCCTGGTGGCGAGGAAATGGGCTTCACGGCCGACGCCAAGACGGATCAATCCGCAGCGATGCGGCTGGACGTCGACTGGGTTTGCTGGGCGGCGGAGCTGATTTACTAGTCCTCCACCCCGTCTCTCCCCCGGTCGGCATCCTGTGTCGCCGGCCGGGGGGTTCGCGCAGTGAGGACCTTAGGGGTGCCAATACCCTTCTAAAACAAGGAAGAAGCGATGTCTGCAGAAGAAACCATGCGCCACTGGAACGATTGTGTGACAGGCGGCATCGTCCGGCCCAAGTTGAGGATCGTCAATAAGACAGCCAGCTACACGGTCACGCCCGCTGAATTCGGTACGGTGCTGACGACTCGCGGGGCTGGTGGCGCCGTAACCTTTACGCTTCCCGCTGCGTCATCTGTGAACAAAGGCGAATGGGTGCTGTTCGTCAATGTCGCCGACCAGAACCTGATCGTCGACGGCGAAGATGAGGAACTGGTGGTCTTCAACGATTTGACCGCCGACAGCATCGCGTTCCAGACCAGCAGCGAAAAGATTGGCTGTGCATTCATAGCAGTGTCGGATGGGACAAGCTGGGTGGTTCTGCCTATTGCCGAAGAAACCGCCACGGTCACGGTCACTTCAGCGTAAGGACGATTCACATGTCTCACGAAAATGTCGGACGGTTATGGAACGCGGCCGTAACGGGCGGCATGGTCCGTCCGAAGTTCAAGATCATTGTCAAGACGGCCGATTACACGCTCACGGATCAGGATTACGGTTCGATATTCACCACTCGCGGCGGGAGCGGTGTTACGTTCACGTTCCCTGCTGCTTCGGACCTGAACAAGGGCGAGTGGGCGTTGTTCATGAACGTGGCGAACCAGAATATGTTCGTCGCAGGCCCGGATGAAGGGCTGGTCGTGTTCAACGATCTAACGGCCGACAGCGCTGGTTTCGCGACGACGAACGAGAAGATTGCCGGCACGCTGTTGGCACTGTCTGACGGCACCAGTTGGATCGTGCTGCCTCTTGCCACGGAGACACAGACCGTGACTATATCGACGGCGCCGTCCAGTTCGCCATCCAGTTCGACGTCCAGTTCGCCATCCAGTTCGACGTCTAGTTCGCCATCCAGTTCGCCGTCAGCGTCGCCGTCCAGTTCGCCATCAGCGACGCCGTCCAGTTCGCCGTCAGCGTCGCCGTCCAGTTCGCCATCAGCGACGCCGTCCAGTTCGCCGTCAGCGTCGCCGTCCAGTTCGCCGTCAGCGTCGCCGTCCAGTTCGCCATCAGCGACGTAAGAGGAGTCTCCATGACGATCGAAGGTCGCATTCAATTAACGGGAGGCGGTGACGCGAAATACTGGAGGCATGGCTGGGCGCTTGTCAACGCGGAAGCGTCGCCTAGTCCTTCCTCCTTGCAGCTGGAGCATGCGCAAGACAGCACGGACGGAACGGACGGAACGTATCGCGCGCCACTACTCGGCAGCGGCACTCAAATCAGCACCATTGCTGATGAAACAAAAGAGTATATGGTCTTGCTCACGCCTGGTGATTGGATCAAGGCAACCGGCACCGGGACGATCAACGTCATTCCACAACACGCACCAGTTTCTCCAGCAGCGAACAGGTCCTGAGATGCAAATGCCAGACGGCTATCAGATTCCCGATGATCCAGATGCGGGCCACATGGACGCGGCTTATCTGCGGACGTGCCTGGGCATTCCGACGCCGCTGTCCGGCGAGCCTCCACAGCTTCCGATGGCGGTGAGGAAGGCTTATTTCCACATGGCACATGCACTGAGTCGGCTCGGGGCGAAGCGGCCAAGAATGGACGCCACCCAGATTGCGACGGTGGTGGCGCTGTCAGCCATGCTAGGCGACTCGGTAGAAGAGCCGCCGCCAACGAGGACCTTCCTCGACGACCTTGAGGACGGGATTGTTGACGAGGGCGGCAAGGTTGTCGTTAGGTATCGCGCAGCAGATCACCCCGGGCATTTCCTGCGAGTCGAAGGCGACAAGATCGTCGTTCTGCATGATGGGAACGAGCGAAGATGCCATCCAACCGCTATTCGGATTCCGAATGACGGCGAGTTCCCTGACGTACCCAGCAGCATCAACAATCTGGCAGGTGCATAATGGCTGTTATTTCAATTTACCAGTATTTCACATGTCAAGTGGATGATCGCGAGGTGAAGGGCGGTTCATTGTCATCGGCCAAGAGCATCACGATTGCTGATGATGAAGTGCATGACGCCACGCACAAAATTGCACCGGAAACAGCGGTGAAGTTGTTTGACGCAAGCGAGATGGAGACCCTTGGGAACTTCGACTTCCTGTATTTGGAGTCCGACCTTGACGTGCTGATCCAATATACAACCGGCGTTGGAGTGTCAGATTTGTATTTGGTGACGGAATTGAAAGGCTCTGGCACTGCCGGTGAGATGGGTGTTGGAAGAGTGCTTAATTCTGATTTGGCACATCTCGCAGATGGAAGTGTGGATTCATTTGATGGCACCGAAAGCGTAATAGGGGAGGTGTGGGCGTACAACGAATCCACAGAGAATACGGCCCGCGTCAGGATAGTGGCAGCGACATGAGCGACGATTACACACTCGTCAGAACAGAGATCGCCCATCTCATCGGCACCCCCGTCGACGAGTGGAGTGCCGGAGAATCTTCGGCTGTGGACGCTATCATCCGCAGGGGTATTCATAACGCTTGCCATCCAGGCAATCATCAATGGTCATGGATGAGGCCAGTTCATCGCTTCACGACGGCTTCAGGCCAGCGTCGCTATCCGCTGCCTAGTTCATTTGAGCAGTTTATCAATGACATCAGCTTCGACGGGGTGAACTACCAGTACCCGCCGATCTCGCAGAAGCCGGCCACGCGGCTGCTTCAGTTGCAATCGGAGTACGCGAGTACCGGGACACCGTGCTACTTCGCTACGGAAAACCCCGTGCACGACGGCGCCAACCAGCAGCACCAAGAGCTTGTCCTGCATCCCACGCCCGACAATGCCTACCCGTTGATCGGAATCTACCAGGTCGGGCCGATTCGCCCAATGAGCAGCTCGCACCCATATTTCCCTGGCGGGCCAGCCAACAAGGAGCTGTTTCTACAGTCGTGCCTGGCCGCAACCGAATCGAAGGTCTTCGACAAGCAGGGCGAGAAGCACGACGCATTCCAGGCCACACTGGCCAGCGCGATCGCCGAGGATCTTCGCCGGCAGCCGCGCAACCTTGGGCAACTGGGCGGTCAGCGCGGGCGTGTGCGAGGGGATGTGCGGGCTGCGCTCGGATGGCGTTTGGCAACCCTCTACAACGGTGGAACCGATTTATGACCGGGAGGGACAGTCGTGCCATTAGCCAAACCTCAGACGATTGAGTTGCGGTTCCCGTCTCTGGGGGTCGTCCGGCGTACTGTCCAAGAGCGTGTAGCTTCAGCGGTGAGCTATCCCGCAGTGTGGGCGAGTAATGTTCGCCTCGACGATCCGCTTGACCGCCGCCTTCGTGGTGGAAGCCGACCGGGCCTGACGAAGTTCGTCGCGGACGACATGGGCACCACGATCGCGGACATCGCCCACATCAGCGTGTCCAGCGCAGCGGGCGGCGCCAGCGATATTCTGGTGGTCCTCGTGAATTCCACTATCAAGACGGTTGAAAACGGCACCACGACGACCTATGGCAGCGCTCCAGCTTCAGGGTTGTTCGTTACCGGACAGCAGCACGCCTTCGTGATAACCACCAGTGCCATTGTGAAGGTGAACCCAAAAACTGGGAGCATCTCGAACCTCTCGGCCAGCGCGGGAACGATTCCGACTAACTGCACGTTCGGAGCGATCTACCGCGACAGAATGTGCCTTTCTGGCAAAGACAACGCCATCTACATGAGCAGGCAGGGGGACTACACCAATTGGTCGTTTGGCGTGGACGTCTCGCGTGCTGGGCGAGCGATCCCCTTTCAGCTTTCGCTGGGCGCTGATGTGGGGCCACTTCCGACGGCATTGATTGCCCACAAGGATTCCTACTTGCTGGCTGCCAGTGCCAGAACGCTGTGGGTGGTGCGCGGCGATCCCGGAGGAGCAGGGCAGCTTGTACGAGTTTCCGAGAATGTCGGAATCGTCAGTTCGCGTGCCTGGTGCACGATCGAAGATCAGGTGTGCTTCCTGGCTGAAGACGGTCTCTACCGAATCAGCGCGGATGGTTCTGATTTGAAAGCGCTGTCTGAGAATATTCCAGCCGAGCTGCGAGACGTCGATACGTCGACGGTCACGGTCAGGATGGGCTACGAGCACGACCGGAAGACTGTGCACGTGTTCCTGAGAACAGCCAGCGGAAGCGATACGCACTGGGTGTATGAACTGATTGGGGAAGCGTGGTGGCCCGTCAGGATCCAGGACGATCATTCCCCAGTGGCTGTCGCCCAGCACAAGGGTGAGCTTCTGCTCGCTGGTGGCGATGGCTACATTCGGCAGGTAGGCGGCGACGATGACGACGGCACGGCAATCGATTCCCATGTGGTTCTCGGGCCGATTCGCTTGGCAAACTCTGGCTTTCATGGAATTGCCAGAAGTCTCCACACCATCATGGCGCAGGGCAGCGGAACGGTGACGTGGCGATTCGTGACGGGAGATACCGCCGACGAGGCCAGCGATAACGCCAAGCTGGCGATAGAGGCATTCCAGGCTGGCAGTGACTACAGCAACTATGTGAAAGCCAGCGGCGCGATCTCTGCTGGTCGTTCGCCGTGGGCGTACCCGAGGGTGAGAAGTCCTTGGCTGTGTCTCTGGTATCAATCATCGTCCAAATGGGCGTTCGAGTCTACCATTTTAGAAAGAGCCGAAGCCGGCCGTTGGCGAGGTTTCTGAATGAGCGATCTTACGATCATTTACCTGACGCTGAATGTGCTTCCTGCGAAGTGGGAGCAATTCCACCGCGGGCATCTGATGCGGGCGATTGAAGGGTTTCCATTGGTCGTGATTTCCAGAAAGCCAATGGAATTCAATCGGGAAGGCACAGCGTATCTCACTCAGAGCAAGCCGCCATCGGCGTGGAATGTTTACCAGCAGTTGCTGAGGGGAGCGTCGATTGCCGAAACGAAGTACATCGCAGTGGCGGAAGACGACACTCTGTACTCAAGGAGGCACTTTACAGACTTCCGTCCCCCGGACGACGCGGTGGCCTACGATTTTTCCCGCTGGTCGGTGTTTTCGTGGATGGAGAAGCCATTCTTCTCAGCCATCCGGCGTCGTGGCAACTTCACCATGATCGGCCCGCGCAGACTGGTGATCGACGCATTGGAGGAGCGAGAAGAGAAGTACCCCAATGGCCACAAGTTCGCCGGGGAGATCGGGCGACCGGACGTTGAAGACCGCTTGCGTGTGACGCCGAACAGGGCGGTCGACTGGTATTGCATAGACGCTTCCGTAAATCTGTGTCATCCACGAGGGTTGTCTCCAACCTACTTGAACACGCCTGGACGTGAACGGAAGCCTGGCGAGCTGAAATCTTTTGCTATCCCGTACTTCGGTCATGCTGCGGACATCGCCACAATTTATAACGAGGGCGTCGCCGAAGAATCGGAGGCGTGACAGTGACGAAGGAGCAGCAGTTGATGCCCGAGCGTGACCTACGAGTCAACCTTGAGAAGCACTTTCGTTTTCTCGGCGGAAAAGACAACTTACCTTTGCTGGCGACGCCTCTGTCGCGCAGAGAGGGTGGCCGAATTGCACTGGCGCGGACGATGCGTGATATGGGCCTGACGAAGGCTGTCGAGATTGGTTGCAGATACGGGGCATCTGCCGCACTGTGGATGGAGAACATTCCTGGGTTGGAACTGACGTGCATCGATCCGTATGTGACCTACCATCGGGTGTCGCAAGAACGGCAGGACCTGATCTACGCGGGGGCACAAGAGAACGCTAAGACTTATGGATTCACCCTGCTTCGCAAGGCCAGTCTCGACGCAGTGGACGACTTTGAGGAGGGTTCCCTGGACTGGGTTCATATCGACGGGAACCACTGCTTCGACGCGGCCGTGCAGGACATTATTCGCTGGGCACCGAAGGTCCGCGAGGGTGGGCTATTCCTGATTCACGATTACTGCGCATTCGGCCTGTCCGGAGTCATGCCGGCAGTGAATTCCTACACGAATTGCCATTGGATTGATCCGTGGTACGTAACCAGGGATCAGGAGCCTACGGCATTCTGGCAGCGAGGAGCGGAGCGGGCCGGATGAGACTCAGCATCGTAATTCCCGTGCTGGACAGCAAGGAAGTCCTTCGAAGGCAGTTGCTGCACTTTGAACGGATCGGGCTGCCGGATGATACGGAGCTGATAATCGTCGATGACGGCAGCGACCCACCGCTGGAGAACACGTCCAGCCTTCCGGTAAGAATTCACCGCACGAACGACACGCGGCCGTGGACGTGGGCCTTAGCACGCAACGCCGGGGCTCGGCTGGCCAAGGGCGAATACCTGCTGATGTTCGATGTGGACCACATTGTGCCGCGTGAATCACTCGACTTTGTGCGGCGATTCACCGGGCTCAAGGTCCAGTTCATCCGAGAATTCGGAGTGCTGGAAGAAAATGGCAGGGTGACACAAAGCCGCGACACTCTGGCCAGGTACGGTTGGCTGGGTGGCGCCCTGCGAGTAGGCCCACTTCCGAATAATTTCGCCATGCGCAAGGACCTGTATTGGAAGCTGGGTGGCTATCGGGAAGATCGTGTCGGGCTTCCGTATCCGCAGGGTGAAGACAGGTCGTGGAGAAGCCGGTGGAGAACCTACCAGAAGAAGACAGGCGCTGCCGTATGCCCGCACCGTCCGCTGATGTACGTGTTCCCAAACGGGAAGTGGTGCGGCGACGTGGACCACAATCCGATGGGCCTGTTTCACAACCTGAGTCGAAAGACTGAACGAAACTTCTGGTACAAGCAGCAGAGGGAAAACAGTGGCACGATCTAGCGGCTTTGCAAAAGACCTGGCGGTCCTTATTCCGGGGCGCAACGAAGCCTTCATGAGGCACACGATTGAGGATGTTCTGGCACATATGCAGGCCGATACCGAAATCGTGGCGATCTGCGACGCCTATTGGCCGGACCCACCAATCGTAGACCACCCCAAGGTCAAGATCATTCACACCACGGAGAGCATCGGTCAGCGGGCGGCAACGAACCTTGGAGCGCAAATCAGCCGAGCCAAATATGTAATGAAACTGGACGCTCATTGCAGTGTGGACGATGGCTTCGACGTGAAGATGATCGAGAAGATGGAACCGGACATGACGATGATTCCGGCCATGCACAGGCTCCACGCTTTTGACTGGCACTGCAACGGCTGTGGAGAACGGCAGTACCAAGGCACGAAGCCCAACGAATGCCCTGTATGTAAAGAGTCAGACTTCACGAAGGTGATGGTGTGGCAGCCGCGGTTTCAGTACGAACCAACTGTGTCGTGGCGGTTCGATCCAAACCTTCACTTCCAGTATTGGAGAGAGCACAAGGATCTCCCAGAGGTACAAGAGCAGACCAAGACTGGAATCATCGAGACCATGTCGTGCATTGGGTGCTGCTTCATGATGGAGCGAGAACGGTTCTGGGAGATTGGAGGCATGGATGAGGGGCACGGATCGTGGGGCGCCTACGGAACAGAGCTAGCCTGCAAGTCCTGGCTCTCAGGTGGACGGATGGTCACAAACGTGCAGACCTGGATTGCCCACCTATTCCGAACCGGCAACTTCGGCAGAAACGGCGAGTCGTCTTGGCCTTACTCGATAAGCCAGCGCGACATCGATAAGGCGCGGAAGTATTCACGTGACCTCTGGCTGAACAACGCTTGGCCCAAGCAAACACGGCCATTGTCGTGGCTGCTTGAGCATTTCTGGCCCATGCCAGACTGGACCGAGGAAGATCTCAAGAAGCAGAAGGAGCGGGAGCGTGACTTCGTGCCTGCGAACGAGACTCTCTTGCAGATGGAGGTAAAGACATGACTTGTCCAGTAGTACCCGAACAAGACACAGGGCAATCACTAATCGCCCAACCTCTGTATGCCAGCCCGTACTCTCTGGCATGGTGGGTGGGCCAGACGATCACCAACATTCCCGCCGATTCCGTTGGTTGGTTGGTGGCGCAGGGATGGCAGATCACCGACATCACTTACGATGATACGACAACGCCGCCGACGCCTTATTACTCGATGCAGCGTGAATCGCTGCGCAACTGGGAAATCCTTCAGTCGCTGCTGAATTCGTACACGGAAGCCCAGAACCTGGCGTTCGAGAACAACACCATCCGCTACAACGACATCGTGGCAAGCTGGTCGGACCTGATCGAGACCAGCCACGACCAGTTTGAATCGCAGACAAATGTTTACGCGGCCCATGAAACGGACTACCTGGCGACACTCAACGACTACATCACGGAAGTTGACGGTCTACTGGACGCCAGTCAGGCGCAGCTCGACAACATGGAGCCAGATTACACGTTCCATGCGTCGGACTCGCCGAATTTTCTGATCGGTTTGGGCGCCACCGAACTGGCCCGCATCAACGAGGAATTCGCGGCGCAGTTGGATGCTCAGTTACAGCAGTTGACCGACAAAGGTTTCTATTCCTCTCCGTTAGTGTCTGACATCACGGAGAGAAACGCCCGAGACCGCGACGAGCAGATTCAGCAGCTGAACGACCGCCTGAACCGCGAGAAGCTGGAGAACGAGCACCGCTTGTACGAGCAGAAGGTCGCGATGCGCAGCCGTATTCTGGATGGTACTTCCAGCATTGTGGCCACAACCCTGAACCAGGCGAACGTGGAACTCACAGGCAAGCAGGCGAAGTACGAAGATTGCTTGCGGCTCACCACGTACCAACTGGACGAGCGCAATAAGCTGCACATCGGGCTTTATGGATTTGTGGAGCGTCGTGACGATGCCTATCCTTCGTTTCAAGAACTCACGCAGCTGATTGTTGGCCTTTCCGACAGCGGCGGTGGCTGGGTTAACCCTTGAGCACATAAGGACTTACGTCCGACGCTGTATTTCTCGTGTCTCATGCTACCTTTCAGCCACATAACTTTCAAGGAGAATACTCATGACTGTAGCTGGGCAATATAACGGCGACTTGATTGTCAACGGGGCTCTGCGTCTTTCTGAAGGAATCAGCCCGCTCAAGGACCGAGACGATCTTCTGGCAGTCGAAGAACGTGTAAAGGTCATTCCGTTTGAGGGGTGGCGCGAGGACGATGACCACGACGGGTTGCTGTCCGAAACTCCGACTGCCGATTATCTTGGCTTGGTTGGCGGGACGTTCGGAACGAACCATCCATCGCTCCAGACTCTGGATGTTGGAGGAGACGCGGCCAGCGCTACCGCCTCTGCGCGGAGAACCATTGAGGTCCCGCAGGACTATGTGGCAGGACAGTCGTTCAAGATCCGGCTTCACGGTGGAATGCACACCACCGTGGCGGACACGACCGCCACTGCTGATCTAGAGGTTCATAAGTGCGATGGCGACCGTACTGTTAGTGCCGACTTGGCATCAGCTGCCTCAGCCAACAACATCAATTCCGTGACGTACTCGGACGTGAACTTCACCATTACTGCGACCACCTTGACTCCTGGCGATCTTCTCGACGTGCGGCTGTCGATCACTACGGAAGACGCAGGCAACTCAGGCGCGGACATTCGCGGAGTGATTGGCAAAGTCAGCCTAGTCTACAACGGGCGGTAAGCAATGTTCCGGAAGCGCCGCCAGCCAACTCCGAACTTCAGATTGCCACCGCCGTTTCAGCCCATCACGGGCGAGCGGGCCACGCTGGCGATTCCGGGGGTGTACCCGTACTGCGCGATGGTGCAAGTGGCCGCCGAAGACACGCATAAGAATTACGTGATCTGCCGCGGCTTCGACATTCGGATCAACAGGTTCATCGACTACGAAAGCGGAAATGCGGACAACCCTGGAATACCTGTAGCGAAGCCATTCTCGAAACGGATGATCGGTGCCTACGAGATCGCGGAGATTTACCCGGCACTGCTTCCACTGCAAAGCAGTAATCCGAGTCCTGTCGCCGTGCCGTGGCGAGTGGGGCAGAATCCAGGTGTGGCGACTGACGGACAGCCGGCAAGTCTGAATGAGCTGGTTGACGAGCTGTACACGGACGAGGGAATTCTAATCAACTGGATGTTGTTAGATTCTGCGGGCACGGAATTCTACAAAATAGAGTTCACTATTGATTCTGTGACTGGTGCGTCGCCAAACAAGGTAGCCACTGTTGACATCATAGCAAGGCCATGCGGTGTGACGGTAGTGCCTGAAGAGATTGCCGGGCAAGTGGATGTGTATGATCCTTCTGGATGCTGGCTGGACGAGGCCAACGCGGCACTGGTCGGACGAGACGGAGGAGCGTGGTATGTCCTACCGGACGGAGAAGAGGATTGCGAGTGGCGCATCGACTGGCTCTGCTGCCCGTCATGCCCGTAGCCAAGCAACTTGCCGTCCAGTTCGCCCTCGTCGACGTAATCTATGGAGCGGTACAAGGTGGTGCGTGTAAAGGGAGCTTCCTGTAACGATTGCTGCTGCGTGGTGTGCGGCGTGCGGCCACGAGGGACGGCGAAGGAATGCGCCTATTGCGTGCCGGAAAGACTGTGCGTCCATGTCGTGGTAGCGGCTGCTGGCGATTTGCCAGACCCGCCGTGCGAGGATGACTGCGACTGTATCGATTACACGGTGTCGGGATGCAGCTGCACCGAGGCGTGGGGAGAATTGCTGTGGGATGCCGTGGAGTGCGTGTGGTCCGGCACTATTCAATGCGGCAGCGCTTCGATCGATCTGGAAGTGGAGATCAAACTGTGCT